AGAACGGCTCCGGTTCACGAGGCGCCAGCGGACCCGGTGCACGGGATTGACCACCACCCAGTCATCACCGACTGGCTAACCGGCTTGCCGGGGACGTCAGCCGATGGTGGCATTGCTGCCGAGTAACGATCGTGTGCACCGCAAGGTGTCGCCTGGGGGTAGGAGAACGGAGGTTGGCCGGCGCAAGCCGGTCGAGTCCCGGATCTGATCCCAGGTGGGAGCAATGGCATGACACGGTGTGGTAGTTCGAGCGCGTTTTGGCTATACGCGTCCAAGCCGGGGGTGGCGCACGCCAGGTACCGCGATCTTGACAAGTCGTGGTGCTGAGTGGAGGGTCCAGCCGCGAAGTTCTTTCGCCCAAAGACGACATACTGTCGATGGGTCTAAGCTCACGGTCCGTATTTCCACTCCAGTGGAGTCAGGAGAGGGGCACACTTAGGTGTGCTCCTCTTCTCCACTGATCCATATCACAACTCACTCATAGATTGGGAATCCAGCGTGGTCACTACTACGAAGACTCGTACGTGGCGAACTGGCCCTGTTTCAGGGCTGGAGCGTCCGCACGGCTTCACAGGGTGGACACCCTATTCTGATCCCGGTACTTTGAGCACCGAAACCATAACAGGTGTTCTCAACTGGAGGATGAATGGTCGTTGGTCTGGAGGCGGTCCTATGTTCCTTACAAGGAGCTTGGACCTCTCTTCAGAGCCGGTGCGTGTCTATCAACCCTGGGGAGCTGCTCAGGTTGATGGTTACGCACGTATCGGGGGATTGCTTGCAGCCAATACAAACATTGGCTTCTACAATCACCCGACGGACTCAGAGCTCGACGCACTGGGCACTACTGCCATTGCGCGAACTGAACCAACAAACCCCTCGTTCGATCTGTCCGTCTTTTTAGGCGAACTGAAAGCTGAGGGTCTCCCAAACATGCCGGACCTCGTCACACGCGAAAAGGTTCTCACCGCCAAGAAGGCCGGTGACAACTATTTGAGCGTTGAGTTCGGTTGGCTTCCTCTTGTCCGTGGTATCCGTGATTTTGCGGCGACCGTGGAAAAGAGTGACTCTATCGTACGCACCTATCAGGAGCATGCGAATATTGTCACTAAGAGGAGCTATGAGTGGCCGACCAAACAACAGTCGCATGCAGAGCCGATTAACTCTGGTTCTGTTCCGACTGATGGTGGGTCGTGGCTAGGGGGCGGGTACTGGCAGAGTATCTACCAGCGCACGTGGTTTGAGGCAGATTATGTATACTACCTCCCCACGGGACAATCCATTAACGACAAAGTTCGTCGTTATGGGAGCTATGCTCGTAAACTTTACGGCATAGATTTGTCTCCTGAGGTTCTTTGGAACCTCGCCCCTTGGAGTTGGGCCGCGGATTGGTTTGCCAATGTTGGAGACATTATGCATAACGTCTCTGCTATTGGTACCGACGGCTTGGCGATGCGGAACGCTTATGTCATGTGCCATACGAGGCAAGAAGCGCAACAGTCTGGGTATAATAACCTAGCTGGTGCGGGTTCAAGTCTCGGCACACGATATAAGATGACCGAGTCTAAGACTCGGCGTCCCGGCACGCCGTATGGATTCGGGCTGAATTGGGATGGATTTTCACCCAAACAGCTCGCCATCATCGCTGCGTTGGGGATTTCCCGTACGTAGTGAAACGTGGCTCTGGACTTTAGTACGTCCAGGGTTTTTCAACCACGTCTCGACATACAGTCGAGTCCCTCAATACAAGGAGATGTTTGATGTACGCAGATCCCACGATTACGGTTAACGCCGTGGCGCAGGCCCTCAAGAGGACCAGCATGGGCACCAATTCTGGTGCTTTCGCGACGAATGACGGTACTCACAAGCTCTCTATTGCCCATTCTTTGGGCAACCAGAATCAGCGAGTGATCCGTCTTGACCGTGTTCAGACCGTGGCGAACCCCCTGTCAACAGGGGAGTTCTTCGAGGCGCCGGACTCTGTCTGGCTTGTCTCGAAGACCCCTAAGATTGGGGCCCTCACGGTGGTCCAGCAGAAGCATCTGATTGATGGCTTCATCGCCTATCTCAGTGCATCTTCTGGAGCCGCCATCACCCAGCTTCTGGGTGGTGAAAGCTAGGACCTAGAAGGTCCCTCTGCGTTCGTCAGACTTGAGCAATGCGTTACCCCCTTAAAAAGGAGGAGCTGCATGAAAAGGCTGACCGACTTGTGGAGAGTACTTGCACAAGAATGTGCAGGTAGGTGCGGTACCAGCGCTGTTCGAGACTTCGAAGAAGTCTCGAATCGGGTCAAAGCGGAAGGAGAGTCGTTTCTCACGATCTCTCTGCCCAGGTTCTGCAAGGCGTTTGAACGCGCCTTAGAGACTGGTGCCCTTGACTACACCCTCTTCGCCGGTTTCCGGCGAAGGGGAGGTCTCCCCGAATTCCTTCGGGGTTTCCTTAGTCAAATCTTTGACCCATCTGGAGTGCTACTCGATGATCCGAGCATTGATTGCATCTCAGCCGTTCGGGAGTTAACCTCCGTGTTCGGTAAGATCGAGAGATTGTGCAGTGATGCACGTGTCTCTCGCGCAATGCAACAGTACATCGAGTTGGAGCAGGAACTGAAGCAGTTCGACACCAATAGCTTGGAGGAGATACTTCCCCTCTTCCACCAAGCGTCGACGCTCCTATGGGGTGATGTATTTTCACATGTCGAGAATTCTATTCTCGACAAACATCACCTCGCCCATGCATGGGTGAACCCTCTTCCAATTAAGGAGGCGGGGAGTTCACACAACTCGGCGCAAAAGCGCCCACACATGTATGGCGATCGAGAGAAAGATTCCGATCCATTGGACGTAGTCCTTGGATTGGACCGTGGTAACTGGCGTGTGGTCGGCACGGGCTTCGATAAGTTCTCGAAGCGCGAAGTCGTCCACCCATCCGGTATCCACACTCTCGTTCCCAGGCACGGTCCGGGGGCTACGGCTGATAGGCTTCGCGGAAACGCGAAGTATTCTATCCGTCAGTGGCCTCTTCGACTGGAGAGTATGTTTCCTTACGGAGATTACGCTCTCCCGCAGCTCGCCGATCACGACGAGTTGGACCGTGTTCAGTTTCTCGAGCCTGGTGCGGAAGTGCCTGTAAAGGTCACTCCCGTTCCTAAGACGGACAAGACTCCCCGAATCATTGCTGAGGAGCCTACTGGAATGCAATATCTCCAGCAGGCCCTGTGCTTCCAAGTCGTTTATCGCTTGGAGCACGCTGACGAATTTCCTCCACCCTTGGGTGGTAAGGAGTTCGACCTCGGGAAGTGGTTCATCGGTTTTGAGGATCAGGAAACAAATCGCTTCCTGGCTCGCAAGGGCAGCCTCGATGGCAGCCTCGCTACGCTCGATCTGAGCGAAGCATCCGACAGGGTCTTGAATTCGCACGTGCAACTCCTGTTGTCAAGATTTCCGCAGCTTGCTGCGGCGGTCCAGGCGACTAGAAGCACACACGCGGATGTACCTGGTTACGGTGTCATACCGCTAGCCAAGTTCGCGTCTATGGGCTCTGCGCTCTGCTTTCCCATGGAAGCAATGGTCTTCTCGACCATTGTGATCTGTGCGATCGCTAAAGAGCGTCGCGTTCCAGTGAACCGCAAGCTTCTTCATGACTTGCGGGGTAAGGTGCGTGTCTTTGGAGACGATATCATTGTCCCCAAAGATTGTGTACATAGAGTGATTCAGTTCCTTGAGCTTTTCGGGCTCAAAGTGAACACGGACAAGTCCTTCTGGAATGGCAAATTCCGGGAGTCTTGCGGAGGCGACTACTACGATGGTGAGTGGGTTACACCCATTCGCCTGAAGCAGCCGTTGCCTCGATCACTCGCTGATGTTGATGGTGTGGTTGGGCTTGTTGCCTTTCGTAACCTCCTTTATTGGGGTGGTTATTGGGAGACTGCAGCCGCTATTGACACTCGCCTCCAACGCCTATTTAGGGGTCGGTGGAAAGTTGTCGATAGGACCGCTGAGTGTCTAGGACGTGAATCCGTGCTGCCTTACCAGGCAGAGGGGTTCCATCCTAGGTTGCACACGCCCCGAATTGCAGGGGCTATTGTGCGGCGTGTTACTCCGAAGTCACCGACTTCGGGCAGTGGCGCGCTTCTCAAGTTTCTGATTAAGCGCGGGGTTCTCCCCTCGCAAGATCCGAAACACCTAGAACGTCAGGGACGTCCTGTAGAGTCTCGCATCAAACTACAGGGGGTTCGTCCGTACTAGTTACGGACGAGTCGGCTTGTACTTCATTGTACTTGCCGTGGGACCGGGTTTTGCCGCTTTCTGCTTTACACCGTCAGGTGTCAAGGCTGAAAGGGAGTGATGGTTCATCACTCCCGTTGTGCGGCTGAC